AGCACCTCGTGGCTCGATTATGGAATATATTGTAAAGGACGACTTTCTTGATAAAGAATATTTTAAATGGTTGCAAGATGAAGTATTAGATGGTTCTATTACTTGGGACTATATTGATGGAGTTGCTATTGATAGTACTGAACCCGATTTTTATTTTATTCATAGTCTTTATAATGCTCATACCTTTCAACCTGATAGTAAGTACTATAATAGTCACTTTGGTAAACTAGTTGGAGATTTAGGTATTAGGGCGTTGAAAAGAATGCGTCTTATAATGTATACCAATTGCGGCAAACAAATCATACACAAGAGACATAGAGACTTAGACTATGATCATCAAGCGGCTTTAATATACTTGAATACTAATGATGGTTTCACAGAGTTAGATGATGGAACCCGTATTGATAGTATAGAGAATAGACTATTATTGTTTAATGGTAATGAGTTACATAGTAGTTCAACTTGCACGGATCAGAAGAGAAGAGTGTTGATATCACTAAACTATTTTTAAGTTGACATTCGCTATATAATCGTGTATGATATAGGCGTAATTACACAACATTATGGCAAAAAAAGGATTTACTGTAAAAGCAAAATCTCCCGTCAAAGCCAAAGAACCTGAGTTCGATTATGATAAAGCACGAGAGATGGTTAAAGGTAAAACAGTTGTATTCTGTTTACCAGGAAGAGGAGTTTCATATACTTTCTTAAAGTCATTTGTACAACTAAGTTTTGATTTAGTTCAAGCAGGTGCTTCTATACAAATAAGTCAAGACTATTCATCAATGGTTAACTTCGCACGTTGTAAGTGCTTAGGTGCTAATGTATTGAAAGGTCCTGATCAAGAACCTTGGCAAGGTCAACTACCATATGATTATCAATTATGGATCGATAGTGACATTGTATTCAATACTGAAAAGTTCTGGCAGATCGTATTGATGGATCAGGACATTGCAGGGGGTTGGTATTGCACTGAGGATGGTAAGACTACATCTGTTGCACATTGGTTGGAGGAAGACGATTTCCGCACCAATGGTGGTGTTATGAACCACGAGACACTAGAGAGTATTTCTAAGCGTAAGAAGCCCTTTACTGTTGACTACAGTGGGTTTGGTTGGTTATTAATCAAGAAGGGTGTATTTGAGCATAAAGAAATGCCTTATCCTTGGTTTGCACCAAAAATGCAGGTGTTTGAGTCTGGTGAGGTTCAAGATATGTGCGGAGAAGACGTTTCTTTCTGTCTAGATGCAAAAGAAGCAGGATTTGATATTTGGTGTGACCCTCGTGTACGTGTTGGACACGAAAAAACAAGGGTAATATAAGATGGAAGTCTATAACATCTATCTCAATGGTCAATTAATACACGATAAGATAGGTAAGGATGCTATGTTTGATCTTATGGAAGATTATGCTAAGGAATATTACCTAAATTCAGACAAAGAAGGTGTTATAGACCCTAAAAATCTCAAAGTAGAAGCACAAAAACTTTAATTTCACATTATGGCAGTCAAAACTAAACAAGGATCTTGGGGATCGATGGAGTTCGTAGAAACAACTCCTAAAAAGACCATACAAGGCAGAGGAAAACATACAAAATACTCTGCAACCTCTCGAAATAAGGCAAAAAAGAGGTATAGAGGTCAAGGAAAATAAAAAAACACGCCCGAAAGGGCGTTTTTTTATGCTTAATATAAAATTTTTATATTTCGTGTCTAAATAAAACAAGAAAATAGTATTAAATATACCTTTCTATGCCTATTCTACGAAAATCTAGGGCGTTTAAGGACATAAGTTTATCTTTTAAACCGCATCCTGTCACTAAAGACTTACCTGCTTTAGTAAATGAACGTGCAATTGTTAGATCAGTTCGTAATCTAATCGAAACTATACCAACAGAAAGGTTTTTTAGACCAGATATTGGAACAAATATTCGTGATAGTTTATTTGAAAACTTCCACCCAACCTTATTGACTATCATTGAGGATCAAATAAAAGAAACGTTGGATAATTATGAACCAAGAATTAACAATGTTAATGTTCAGTTAGATCCATACGTAGATAATAATGCATTTGAAGCAACAATATTCTTCGACATTGTTGGATTAGACGTTCCAACTCAGTCATTTACATTCCTACTAGAACCTACCAGATAATATAATGGCGTTTACTCAGTATACAAGCCTAGATTTTGATGAAATAAAGGCACAAATTAAGGATTATCTTAGATCAAACTCTAATTTTACAGATTTTGACTTTGAAGGATCTAACTTTTCTGTCTTAATTGATACACTAGCATATAACACTTATCTCAATTCATTTAACGCTAATTTATTAGCAAATGAATCTTTCTTAGATTCAGCAACTCTGAGAGAAAATGTTATATCACTTGCTCGTAATATAGGTTATGTACCCCGTTCAAAAACTGCTGCAAGGGCATCTATTTGGTTTACGGTAGAAGTAGAGGGTGAAGATCCAAATGTCACTACAGAGCGTTTAAAGAGGGTATATTTAAAGCCAGGTTTAATGTGTGTAGGGCAGACAAATGATACTTCATTTAGATTTTCAGTGACAGAGTTGCATTCTGCACCTGCAGTAGTTGATCGTTTAGAAAATGGAAGAAATATCTATAAAGCACAATTCGGATCTCCTACTGAACCTATAGAAATTGTTCAAGGAACCTTCCTTTCAAGAACATTTACATATGCTGCCAATGAAGATCAGAGATTTATATTAGATAATCCTGATATTGACACTTCTACAATCACAGTTAATGTTGGATCAAAAGATCAAGATGATATAGGGTCTCCAGTAGGTACTGAATGGAGAAGAGTTGATAATATAGTCAATGTTAACAAGAACTCTGAAATATATTTCTTACAAGAAATATCAGATGAAAAACATGAAATATTGTTTGGTGATGGAATAGTTGGTAAACCATTAGGATCAGAAGCTATTGGTAAAGAAAACACCACAGGAACACCACTTAGTAATGATAAGATAACTGTTAATTATATTGTTTGTGATGGTGAAGATGGTAATGGTGCTAGTCAATTTGATTTCCAAGGTGGATTCTTAGATGGCGATCCTACTCTTGTTGGAACAAAATCGATAAAACCTTTTAGTTCAATATCAGTTAATACTGTTAGAGGTTCTGGAAATGGTGCTGAAATAGAAAATCTTTCTTCAATTAAATATTATGCTCCTAGATTATATTCTTCTCAATATAGAGCAGTTACTGCTAGAGATTATGAAGCAATAATAGAAAGTATCTACCCTAGAACAGAATCAGTTTCTGTTGTTGGTGGTGAAGAATTAAACCCACCACAATTTGGTAAGGTTCAAATTAGCATTAAACCAAAAAATGGAACTTATGTTTCTGACTTTGATAAGTTACAAATTAAAAACAAACTTAAAAATTATGCTGTTGCAGGTATAAATGCTGATATTGTAGATCTTAAAGTTCTATATGTTGAACTTCACTCAACAGTTTACTATAACAGTGCGTATAATTCTAATCCTGCTGGATTAAAAGCAAATATAACTTCTGCTCTTGATACTTATTCAGATAATATTGATATTAATAAATTTGGTGGCAGGTTTAAGTATAGTAAGATCTTACAGTTAATTGATAGAGTTGATGATTCAATCACTTCCAACATCACTAAAGTGATTATTAGAAGGGATATGAAAGTTCTAACTAATCAATTTGCACAATATGAGTTATGTTTTGGTAATAGGTTCCATATTAATCCTGAAGGATTTAATATAAAGAGTACTGGTTTTAAAATTAATGGTAGTAATAACATCTTATATTTGACAGATGTTCCAAATAAGAACCCAGATGGATCTTTAGATGGTAGTAATAAAGGTGTTTTAAGTGCCATTACTAGAAGTCAAACAGATGAACTTAAAGTCATTGTTAAATCTGTAGGTACTGTTGATTATATTAAAGGTGAGATAATTTTAAATACTATCAATATAACAGAAACAGTTGCTGCTAATGAATTACTTGAGATACAAGCATTCCCAGAATCTAATGATGTTTTAGGTTTAAAGGATCTTTATCTTACATTTAACACTTCTAATACTACGATAAATATGGTTAAGGACGTTATTGCTTCTGGGGAAGATGTTTCTGGAGTCGTATTCTCAAGGGATTATTACACATCAAGTTATGCTAATGGGGAACTGGAGAGGAAGTAAAGAATGTTAGATATTGATACACGAGTAAAATTAAATCAGATAATTGAAAACCAATTACCTGAATTTTTAAGGTCTGATTTTCCTTTAGCGGAAGATTTTCTTAAAACGTATTATCTTTCACAAGATGCTCAGGGTTCTCCTGGAGATATACTTAACAATTTTGACCAATATCTTAAAGTTGATAACTTAACATCTGATGTTATATCTGGTAGTGCTACTTTAAATGCACCTATTGATACTACATCTACTGAAATTACTCTATCATCAGATAATAATCCATTCCCAACAGAAGGATATCCTGCTGAATATGGATTATTAAGAATAAATGATGAGATTATTACATACACTAGTAAGACAGCAACTACTTTTAGTGGTTGTATTCGTGGTTTTAGTGGTGTAACCAAATATAATGTAGGTGTTGCTACTTATATTACTAGTTCAAATGGTGATCCAACTGAGTTTAGAAATTCTGTTCCTGCATCTCATAGCATAGGAGCAACAGTTACTAATCTTAGTGTATTATTTTTACAGGAATTTTATAAGAAATTAAAGAAACAATTCTTACCTGGATTTGAGAATGTAGATTTTACTAGTAATCTTAATGTTGGTAACTTCTTTAAACATGCTAGATCTTTCTATCAGTCAAAAGGTATAGAAGAGTCTGTAAAAATATTGTTTAGAATTCTTTATGGTGTTGATCCTATTATTCTAGATTTAGAAGAACGTTTAATTAAACCATCTGCTTCTGAATATATTCGTAGAGAAATTGTTATAGCAGAACCAATATCAGGAAATCCTGCTAATTTAGTTGGACAAACAATTTATAAGTCTACTGATTTAGAAACTAATGCTTCAGTGTCTGAAGTTG